CAGCTTTATTGGTTTCCCTGCCAACACTCCCTTTGAATGTCTCAGGAAGCTGAACCATTTGATTATCTTTTGTGCTTCCTGGTCGTCCCAGTAAAAAGAGGCTTCTCCACTGTCTTCCCTTTTCACATCTCTCAAAAATCTGCTGCATGCCTGCTTGTGCTTCTTGCAAGAGATTATTTTTCCACTGATACAGTCAGTTGCATATCTGATCAGCCTGTTCTTGACTGTCATATGTCACCAAATTCATCATTAATCTCACTATCAATTCCCTCTCTTGCAATTGTTGCTGCTTTCAGCCTTGAATCTATTGTAAGTCCGCACATTGATGCAAACTTACGCATCTCCTCTGAATACATTTTTTGCAGATCACACAACGGATTTTTAACCAAAATTTCGCCGTTTTGAGTCGGTTTTATGATCACTTTCTTCTCTTTTTTGAGCTGTTTTGTTACCGAAATATAGTAAGAAAATGCGTTACAATAGCATCCCAGGTTGTTTACATCTAGGTTACCGATCACATCTATTTCCATTTTTTCAAACTCTTTTACAAGTCGTTTAAATTCATTTTTTGCTATCGCATCAATCAGCCAAGTTGGCGGTTTTGCTAGGCTTTCCTTGCCTGTCTGTACAAGTCGTTCTTCCAGTTTTTTGTCTTCCTGTTGTGCAACTGTCAGATTCCCTTTTTGTGTTGCAAGTGGCTTTCGTTTTCGTGGCATTTTCTCACTCCTTCCATTTTTCAGATTTTATATTTAGAATTTTGCGAAAAGAAATCTAGGGCGTGCGGTCTATAGGAATGGTCAAAACAATTTGACCACCCCTTCCACTTCTGAATTTTCCTTTTTCTTCCATTTCTCTTTGTATCCAAGAAGCAAACGGATCATCTCTTCTTCTCTTCCTTCTTTCATTGCTTTATGCACTATACCGTGACTCTTGTCGCTTAGCGCTATAAGATTTCCTCTGTCTAGTCTCTTCGCATAGTCTGTCGATATCGGAACAATGTGGTGAACCATTGTCGCTGGTATGAACTTGCCATCGTGATAGTATGCGTAGAGATCTATGTACATGTAATGTGTGAGTACATCTTCCTTTGTCAGTCTCCAGGCCTTTGTCTTGTAGAATGCAGCGCGTGTCTTATTCCTTCGGTGCTGATCGTAGTCCTTATCTCGTTCCTTCTTCTGCTGCCGTCT